GAAGGCGACACCGTTGGGCAAAGTTTCCGCCTGCAAATTCAGATTCAATACAACGGCGGCGGCTTTAGCACCGTCATTGATGACACCGTGTCAGGCCGCACTGGCGACCCGTACCAAAAGGCATACCTCGTCAATCTCACCGGCGCATTTCCCGTGGATGTGCGCATGGTGCGCATCAGTGCAGATAGCAGCGACCTGCGCCTCTCCAATGAGTTTACCTGGACAAGCTACACAGAGATCATCTACAGCCGCCTCGCCTATCCCAACAGCGCATTAGTCGGCATCCGCATCGACGCAGAGCAATTCAACAGCATCCCGCAACGCAGCTATTTGATTCGCGGCATCAAGGTACGCATTCCCAACAATGCCACCGTTGATCAAACTACTGGCCGCCTAATCTACGCAGGCATCTGGAATGGCACCTTCGGCGCAGCGCAATGGTGCAGCGACCCCGCGTGGATACTTTTTGACTTACTTAGCTCGACGCGCTACGGCCTAGGCGAACACCTTGACACCGCGCAGCTAGACAAGTTTTCATTCTTCTCCGCTAGCCAGTACGCCTCAGAGCTAGTCCCTGATGGCTTCGGCGGCTACGAGCCCCGCTTTAGCTGCAACGTCAACATTCAAACCAGCGAGGAAGCGTACAAACTAATCAATGACATGTGCAGCGTGTTTCGCGCTATGCCGTATTGGGCAGTTGGTTCGCTAACAGTATCGCAAGATAAGCCAGTTGACCCATCGTATCTATTTACGCTGGCGAATGTAACCGAAGAAGGCTTTAGTTACAGCGGCAGCAGCCTCAAGACACGGCCTAACGTGGCTGTGGTCAGCTACCTAGATCTAGCACTGCGGGACATCACTTACGAAGTGGTGGAAGATGCAGAAGCCATTGCCAAGTATGGCGTGGTAAAAACTGAACTCAGCGCATTCGCCTGCACCAGCAGAGGTCAAGCGCATCGAATCGGTGAGTGGCTGCTCTACTCAGAACGCTACGAAGGCGAAACTGTCACCTTTGCAACCAGCATGGATGCAGGCGTCATCGTGCGCCCCGGCCAAGTAATCAGCATTGCCGATCCTGTAAAGGCTGGCGCCAGACGCGGCGGCCGCATCAGCAGCGCCACTACCACTGCCATCACCGTTGATGATGCCACTGGCCTAGCTGTGCCGGGCACCATCTCAGCAGTACTACCTGCTGGTACTGTCGAGCTTCGCACGGTGCAAAGCATCGTCGGCAGCGTAATCACCGTCACCAGTGCATTCAGCACTGCACCAGGCGCTAACAGCGTATGGGTATATGAAACCAGCAACATCCAGACATCCACGTGGCGTGTACTAGGCATTGCAGAGCAGGATGGTTCCAAGTATGCCATCACTGCGCTGTCATATAACAGCAGCAAATACAACTACGTCGAGCGCGACCAGCCACTGCAGCAGCGTGACATCACGGACCTAAACATTGTTCCCGCAGCACCCAATAACCTATCCGCTGTTGAGCTTTTATATGATGCAGGCGGCATCGCCAAATCTAAGTTAGTTGTTGACTGGGACAGCGTAGAAGGTGTGCAGCAATATAGGATTCGCTATCGGCCAACTAATGGCAACTTTACGGACTTGCGCATTCAGCGGCTTGACTTTGAAATCCTAGATACCACGCCCGGCGTGTACGAGATCGAGGTGTATTCGATTGGCGCCAACTTGCGCACCTCAGTGCAGCCGGCATTCCTGACGCAGCAAACCTTTGGCAAGACAGCGCCACCAGCGGATGTAGAGAATGTCAGCCTCATACCAGGCGATCAACTCAGCGGCGTGCTCACCTGGGATCGCTCGCCTGACCTAGACGTGTTGCTAGGCGGCAAGGTGCTGATTCGCCATAGCACTGCCCTGTCTGGCGCCACATGGGAGGAGTCGCAGGAGATTGTTGCTGCTGCCGCTGGCTCGCAAACCCAAAAGCAGGTGCCGATGCTGGAAGGCACCTACCTACTCAAGTTTGAAGATGACACCGGCAACCGCTCCGCCACGGCTAATACCATCATCGCTGACTTCCCCGAGCCACAGCCACGCTCGCTGTTTAAGCAGTACGCCGAGGATCAAGAGACGCCGCCATTCAACGGTAACACTGAAGGGCTGTTTTACTTTGCCGACTATGACGGCCTGATCCTTGATTCCGGCCAGCTCATTGATGACATGGCAACAGACGGCGACTTTGATGCGCTTTTGGCTATTGATGCTGTAGGAGGTGTCAACCCACTAGGCGAGTACGAGTTTGGCAGTAGCTGGGACATGGGCGCTGTCTACGACGTGAACCTGCGGCGGCGTTTTGTCACCCGGCCAATAGTGCCGGCAGCATTATGGGATGACAAGGTGGAACTAATTGACAACTGGCCGCTAATTGATGAAGACAACATCGACACGGTTAATGCTGCGTTGTACGTTCGCACCACCACCGACGATCCTGCCGGCACGCCTGTTTACGGCGACTGGAACGAATTTGCCAATGTCATCTCACGAGGTCGCGGCTTCCAATTCAAGGTGAGGGCCACGTCATCCGACCCCGACACCAACATTGTCATCGATGAGCTGGGTTGCCTGATGGAGCTACAGTTACACACTGAACAGTCCGGCACGCTAGCCAGCGGCGCTGCACCCTATGCCGTGGTGTTTGACAATGCCTTCTACCAGCCGCCTAATGTGGGGGTGACGGGCTTTAATATGGCCACAGGCGACTTCTTCACCGTGACGAGTGTGACACGCACTGGTTTTACTGTAGAATTCAAGAACAGTACCGGCACAAGCGTGAATCGTAACTTCACCTACACTGCAGTCGGCTACGGCCGCGAGGTTTAACGATGGCGCAACATGACTACATCATTGCCAACCAAAGCGGCGCGGCATTCCGCTCTGACCTGAACAATGGCCTGGCTGCCATCGTCAGCCAAAACAGCGGCGCGACAGAGCCCGCGACAATGTATGCCTACCAGTGGTGGGCGGATACAACCACGGGATTGCTGAAGATCCGCAATGCTGCGAACAATGCGTGGATCACAATTGGCACGCTGGCTGATGTCAACCTTGGCCTGCTGGCGCAAAGTGGCGGCACGCTAACTGGTGCGCTGCTGGCGGATGACAGCGGCACTGCTGCACTGCCTGCCATTGCATTTGACGGCGACCCCAACACTGGTATCTTCCGTGCCGGTGCTGATCAGTTTGGCATTGCCACTAATGGCGTCGAGCGCGTCAACTTTAACGCTGCCACCGAAGTGGTATTCAACGATGGCGGCGCTGATGTTGACTTCAGGATCGAAGGTGACACCGAGCCAAACCTGTTCAAGATCGACGCCGGCACCGATCAGGTGCAAGTCGCCAACCTCAACGGCGGCCCGCTGGCTGGCTTTCGCAACCGCATCATCAACGGCAACTTCGACTTCTGGCAGCGGGGGACGAGTTTTACAGCGAACGATTATGGCGCGGATCGGTGGGGACATTTCCGCGTTGGCACTACGCAATCCGCAACGCGGCAAGCCTTTACTTTGGGGCAAACTGATGTGCCCGGTGAGCCTACATACTTCTGCCGCACGGTTGTTAGTTCTGCTGCAGGAGCAGGTAATTTCTGCCTTTTGGCTCAACCCATAGAAGACGTACGCACTTTTGCGGGACAACAAATAACGGTTAGCTTTTGGGCCAAGGCAGACGCAACCAAAAACATTGCCGTCAATATGGTTCAAGTTTTTGGCACTGGCGGATCGCCTAGCGCAAATGCCGGCATCTCAGGGACAAAGGTTTCCATTGGCACGACCTTTCAAAAGGTAACCGTAACGGCAACACTGCCATCTATCAGCGGTAAAACACTTGGCACTAATAACAACTCTGCTCTATATCTGAATATCTGGTTTGACGCTGGCTCAGATTGGAACACAAGCACCGACAGCCTCGGCCAGCAATCCGGCACCTTCGACATTGCCCAGGTGCAAATCGAACCCGGTCCTGTCGCCACACCATTTGAGCGGCGGCCGATTGGGACTGAGCTGGCGTTGTGTCAGAGGTATTTTTGTTCTACAATTTTCAATAACAGATTTAATGCTGCTGGTGCAGGTCACATAAACGAGTCGGCTATTTATTGGCCTGTTCAGATGAGAGTGGCGCCAACAGTCACGTTAAATACCACTGGTATTGTGAACGCCACAGCCAATGCCTCTAGCCCATCGGTAAACGGCGCAAGGTCTGAATTGACTTCAGTTGCGGCCGGGGACGCTCGCTTGCTAATGGCTCCAGTAACCGCATCCGCCGAAT